CCATCTGCGGCAGGCCGTAGCCCACGTTGCAGCGCAGGTCCGCGCCATAGACAAAACGACGCTGGCTGAAGACGTTGTCGTCCGTCTCCTTGTCCTTCGACACGAAGGTCGCAGGCTTGCGCTCCTGGTAGATGACCGGCTTCACCGACTGGTTGGTGCACATCAGGAACCAGGGCGTGCCCGCTCCGCCATCGGTGTTGGCAAAGGTCGAGGTCGAGCCGTCGGCCAGGACGATCGGGTGATCGGTGTCAAAGAAGAACTGGCCGTCGTAGCAGTTGGTCGAGAAACCGGCCTTCAGAAGGTCCCAGACAAGCTGCTCGGGGAAGGCCGCGACCGCTTCGCCGAGGCGCGTCATCAGCATCGCGTACTGGCCGAGGTTGTCGTCCTCGATGTCGTTGCGATCGACGCCGACGGTTTCCTCGAAGTGCTTGTTGGTGATGACGTAGGCGGATTCGGCCAGGTTCTGGATGACGCGGGCGCCGATCCATTCCCGCATGCCCGGCATCTGGTTCAGCCAGCCATAGGTGTTCGACGCCGTGGTCGAACGGATGGTCATCGCCACCCGGTCCTTCTGCGGCGTCGCGAGGCCCAGGCCGCCCTTGAAGGCGGTGTTGAAGCCCGTGCGCAGGGCGTCGAGGGAAACTTGCGAAATGATCATGTCCGGGGGTCCTTACGACAGGATGGCGCGGGTGAGGGCTTCATCCATCCGGACCCAGACGCCCAGGGCGTCCACGCCGTCGATGATGCCCGCGGGCGAGCGGGTGTTGGTGCCGTTCGTCTTCGCGACCGTCTGGTCGTCGACGATGTAGCAGACGGCCCCGATGTCGGCGACGGCGATCAGGTCACCGGCGGCCGAGTTGGCGAAGCGGAAGACGCCCGGGCGGTAGCGCTGCGCGGTGACACCGGCGGTGGTCGACACCCCGTTGTCCTCGGCCCGTCCGGCGCCGAAGGAACCGGTGGCGACGGCGCCCTTGATCAGGTGGCCCGAGGCGTTCCGCATCAGGAGCGACCCGTTGAAGATCACCTGCGAGGCGCCGAGAACGCCGACGCGCTCGCCAGCTTCCATTTCGGGGGTGTTGCGGTCTGCGGTCAGGGCAACCATCAGCGGGCCTCCTCAGCCAGGGATTTCTTGAAGTCTTCCTCGGAGACGCCGAGGGCCACGCAGGCCGCCTGCTGCTCCGCGTTCAGCGAGACCACGCCGTCCTTGGCGGGAGGCGGGGCCTGGACGGTGCCGGTCGTGGTCAGCATCGGCATGCCGTTCACCAGCTTCTCGGCCCGGGTCGCGTCCCCCTGGTGAAGGGCGATCAGGTCTTCGCGGTTCGTCGCGTTGACCCCGGCGCGGCGATCGGCGATGGCCTTGTCGATGAAGGCCTCGGCCGCCTGGCGCTTGCCCGCGCCTTTCAGCGTGGAAAGCTCGGTCGACAGGCTGGTGACCTGCGCCTGCAGCGCGACCAGGTCGGTCTTGCCGCCCGCCGCCAGCTTTGCCGCTGCGACGACAGCATCGGGCTTGGCATCCGCCGCCACGCCCAGGGCCACGCCGATCTCGGACATGGACGACTGGAGCGCAGCCTGCATGGCCGTGTCGCCTTCGGGTTTCTTGTCCTTCAGCGCCTTGATCGCGGTGAGGCAGTCGTCAGACGATGCGCCCTCCGACAGGCCGAGCGCGGCGGCCAGTTGTACAATGGCATCCATGTCGGATTGCTCCTGGTTAAGTGAAACGAGGCCCTTGAAGTTCGGGAAGTTGACAAGGCTGGCCCGCAGGATGGCCTTCACCTGCTGTGCGCCCCTGGTGTAGAGAACGACCGGAGAGATCCCGCGATAGGCCTTGTCAGCCACAAGGGCCCGCCCGGCGCCAGTCCACTCCACCTTGCCCCAGATGCCGTCGGCCCGGGCTTGCATGGCGGTGATCCAGCCACGGGCCGGGGACGGATCGCCCTTGCCGGACTTGTGATCCTGGGCATGGTTCTCGTCGATCTGAAGCTTGGTCTGGTCGGCGAAGCTTGCCGCGATAATCGCCTCGGCATCCTCGACAAGGTACGGGCCGCGACTATCGACGGTCTGGATGCTGCCCTTTGCGGTGGGCAGCAGGTGAACCCACTCGGGAACCTCGCCGTCCTGGGCGAGGTCGAGCGCGGCCATGATGGCCTTCTGAAGGGGTGGGGCAGCTTTCGTCATGCCCCGGATATTCGCGGGGCGACGGGGGCGAAAACACCCACAAGGGCTTGCGGGGGAGCGTCGGGATCAGAGGTGTTCGGCGATGCAGTGAGCTTGGACTGTGCCCGTCAGCCGGTCAAGCGCCGCCGCGCGCCGCGCTTTCCAGCCACTCGGACACGATGTCGAGGAGCTGCTCCTCGTCCTCTGCCGATATACCGAGGAAGGGACGCGCCGGGATGTTGCCCCAGGGGATCGGACCGTTTCGGCTGGTCCTGCCGAAAGCCCCCTTCGCCGCTCCGAACTGCTGAACGGCGGCGTAAACCATCGGCGAGCCCCATTCGACCCGATCACTGTGGGCCTCGTAGCTGATCGTCGAGGACAGGGCTCCGGACGGCCCGAACAGCGGGCGGGCGTCCACCCGGTTCGACTTTCGCGCGCCATAAGCTGCAAGCGTGACGGGCGACTTCGGAGCCCAGACCGAACCGTCCGGCGCCCGGCCGGTGGGGAAGCGGTCGGTCGTGGACTTCACCAGGTATTCGCCGAAGTCCTGGAACAGGGGCAGCGGGCTGCCCAGTGCCTCGGCTACGCCTGCGAGCGCCGGGGTGATCTGGTCATTCTCGATTTCCAGACGGACGGACATCGCGCACCCTTTCCTCGATCTCGGCCACCAGGGCCTTGGCCAGCGGCTCCGGCATGCCGCGCGCCTTCTCGCGGACCAGGGCAAGGATGTCCTGGACGGCGCTCGCCCCCGGGGCATAGGCCCAACCCCGGTCGATACCGACCGGCGCTCCCGTCTTGGGATCAAGCTTCTCCCAGCCCGGCGGCAGCTCCTTTCCCGGGGTGCCGCCCAGGCGCTGCGCGCCCCGGAACGACCGTGCCCCCACGACATAGCAGCTGCAGCCCCAGCCGTTCGGCGGGGCATGCGTGGCCCAGAACGGGTGGTCGGGCGGCAGAACCAGGCCGTCCCATCCCAGATGGATGATCCGGGGCTCGACCGACCCGCCGTGCCGGTAGACCCACAGGGGGAAGCCGCTGTCGATCAGCTGGGCCATGCGACCGGCGGCATAGGAGGTCCGAACGTTGGTCCGGTAGATCACCCGGGTCCGCCAGGCCTCGCCGCCCTTGGTGCCCTCGCCGGTCCAGCCGTGCCAGCCACGCTCCTCGACGATTCGGCGGAAGTCGCGGCGGAACTCCTGAAGGCTCGTCCCTTCGGCAATGGCCTTCTCGACGGCCTTCGCAAGGTCAGCCAGCAGATCGGCCTTCGTCGCACCCGCCACCATGAAGGCGCGGTCGTGCTGCGACTGCCAGATGTCCTCCCAGGTCGCGGTCGGGACCAGGTTGCCCATCCGCAGCCGAAAGGCGGCAAGCGCCTCCTTGAACGGCTTGCCGAAGGTGGCCGTCAGCCAGTCAGGCACCGGCGACCTCGCTCTCGTCTTCCAGCGCCGCCCGGCCCCCGGCATGGCCCGCCATCATCGCCTCGGCCAGGACTTGACCCAAGTCCTTCACGTCGATCTTCGGATAGGCTTCCAGCAGCATCGCCTTCAGCTCTTCCAGCGATCCGGCCGCTTCCATCATGGCCTCGATCCGGACCAGCATGCACTCGATCGTGGGGGCGGCTTTTTCGGCCAGTTGCTCGACCAGGGGGTCGATTTCGGAACCCCCCGTTTTTTTGCCCGTAGGGGCCTCTTCCGCGTTCAGGGCGGTCTCGGTGCCCGGAAGAGGCTCACCCCGTTTAAAAACGGCTGGATCGCTTTTAATTCCGGGATCTGAGCCCGGGGGGACGGTGCCGGGTGCAGCTCCACCGGTCGGACGCAGCAATTTTGCCCCCGGCTTGGGGTCCGACAGGCCGAACTTGTCCCGCATCTCGCCTTGGTCGACTTCCAGGCCCCGGTCCACCAACCCGCCGATCGCGGTCGACAGCGCGACCAGGTCTTCCTTCTCCGGCTCCTCGATCTTCAGACGCGGATAGACCTTCAACGGACCGAAGTTCAGCTGCATCCAGGGACGGATCAGATCCCGGTTCAGGATCGCAGCCAGGCCCCGGGCGTCGGCCGTCTGGATCGACTTCTGGACCTCGCGGTGTTCCTTGCCCGACCCAAGACCGCCGACGACGGCATCGGTGGTGGCGGTCTGTCCCAAGACGGCTTTCGAGATCTGCTGATCCAGCCAATCGGCCCGCTTCAGGTACAGGTCGGACGATGCCCCGACGGTCTTGTTCTCGATGAACTCGATCGTCATCGAATCCGGGATGATGGCGGCGCAATCCCCTGCGATGTTCGACACGGCCGTGAAGAGCGTGTCCTTGTCCTTCTCGGAAGCTTCGGGACCGAACTTGCCCAGGCGCAGGGGCTGGCCGTAGGTCTGGGTGAAGATCGCCCAGTCGCGCTGGGTGTAGGCCTTGAACATCCAGCCCCAGGCGGCGACCCGCGCCAGACCCGACCGCAGGGTGATCCCCGACTTGGCCTTGATCTGGGCGAAGACGAACTTGAACGCGGGCAGCGGCTGCTCCACCCCGTTCTCGTCCAGCATCAGCGGCGTCTTCAGGTCGATGCGGTCGAAGCGGAACCAGCGCGGGTCGCGGTATTCCAGCCGCGTCGGCATCCACTGCCCTTCCGAGGTGTCCCACAGGATCTCGGTCATCGAGTAGCCCTTGCCGATGCAGTCGAGGATGTCGAAGACCTCGTCCGTCAGCTCGTCGCGCTTCAGCCAGTCCCGCACCATATCGGCTTGCGCCTCGGCCTCGGGCGTGTCGTCCCCGGCCTCGACGGTGAAGGGCATCTGGCTCACAGCCCGGCGCCGGGTGCCAAGGACGCCCAGGTAATGCGCGTCCCGCTCCTCGATCGTCTCGGCCAGCTCCAGGTAGCGGATCGCATCGCCCCCGTCCGCCTCGCGCAGGATGTTCGCCAGGCGCGACGGGTTCATCCCGTCGGCCGGATAACCGGTCATCGGCGACCGCACCCCACCCACGGTGGCGCGGCTGACCTCGGTCTTCAGCTCGGCCTTCTTGACCGGAACCCCACGGGCGTCGAGCAGCTGGGCGGTTTTCATCAGATGATCCTTTCAGGCCCCGAGCGGCGCTCGGTGCGCTCGAACAGGTGATAGAAGCGAGCGTCACCGTGGGCGCGGATGCGGCGGAACTGATAGCCCTCGAACCAGATCCACGACCCGTCATCCAGCTTCACCGGAAGCCAGGCAAAGGCCCACGTCCACTCGGACTCGCAGATCGTCGCCTGGATGCGTTCCACCCGCCACCGCATCAGAACACCCCTCCTCGCAACCGTGCCCCGAGCGGCTGGCGGAACTGGTCGCGCCGGTCGTCATCGTCAAACGGCGACCCGCCATCCCGGCCCGATCCGGCCCCGCGATACTCATAGACCGCCTCGCCCAGCTCGGCCGCCGTAGCACACAGCGCGGCGGCCCAGAAGCGGTCGGCGTGACCGTCCGTCTCGCCATCGGCGATCAGGCGGCGCTGGCCGGTGACGCCCACCTGGCTCTTGATCGCGTGCAGGTCCGAGCGCAGCACCGGGTCGCCTGCCGGGATGCGCAGCTTGCGGTCCTGGAAGCGCTCCTTCAGGACGGTTGCCATCCCGAGCTTGTTCGCCCCGGAGAAGAGGACGCCTTCCACCCGGCTCGTGCCATAGCGACGCTGCGCGTCCTCGACAGGCTTCTCGCCCATGCCGGTCTGGTCGATCTTGGCCCGGATCACCCGGTAGCGGGCGAAGACATCGGCGAGAAGCGCATCCTGCTCGGCAAAGCTGATCCGGCGGCGGGCAATGACTTCGCGGGTCCACAAGACGTCGCCGACCAGCTCGGCCACCCAGATCACGAACAGGTCGTTCCGCGCCGCAATGTCCACGCCGATGAAGCAGGGGCCGCCCTGGTAGTTCTCTGGCCGCCCCGCGCCCTCGGTCTCGCAACTGCTGATCAGGTCGTAATCCAGCCAGGCGCTGGCTTCGTCCAGCCACTTCAGCTCGTATTCCTGCGCCCAGGCATCCTCGTCCGCCATGCCCTTGCGCAGCATGTCGACGTCGCGTTCAAGGCCCTGTTTAACGGCCTCGTAAATGTCGACGACATGGCGCGACCAGACCGTGTCCTCGGCGGTCATCAGCTCGTAGAACTTGTTGCCCTTGCCGTTCGGGGTGCTGATGACCCGCAGCTTCTGCTTGCCCTTCGAGATGACGGGGAACAGCGCCGCCCAGATCTCGCGGCTCTTCGCATGGAAGGCGAACTCGTCCAGGATCACATTGGCCGAAAAGCCGCGCGCGGTGTCGGGGTTCGCGGGCAGGGCGGTGATCCGGCTGCCGTTCGGGAAGGCCACTTCCAGCGCCTTGTAGACGGCGTCCGGCCCCTTCTCCTGCGGCGCGCGGAACTCGTTCTCCTCGAAGACGGGCTCGCCGCCTTTGACGATGGTGTTGTAGACCTCATAGAGGGCCTTGGTGAACGGCTTGATCACCTCGGTCATCATCTCCGCCGCCTGGCGTTCCCCCCGGCTCAGGATCACCCAGCGCGACCGGCGGTCCTCGGCCCAGCCCTTGAAACAGTCGTCGGAACACTCGCCCCCGGTCGAGAAGGTCTTGCCGGTCTGGCGGGCGAACATGCCGATCTTGAATCGGCTGTCGTCGGCGATCCACGCCCGCTGATAGGGCAGGAAGTTGATGACCGGGCGGACAGGGTTGACTGCGCTCATTGCACCACCCCGAAATCCGGCAGCGGCACGGTCTGCCCGGCCAGCTTGTGGGTGCTGTCGATCAGGAACTGGACCTGCCCGTCGGTCACGAAGGCATGGCAGATGTCCGTGACCTTGTGCTGCACCCAGGGCGCGCGCTTCCATTCTGCCAGGTTTTCGTGCGTCACCGGCGGCACCCAATGGTCATAGCGGACCAGCACCGACGGGCTGAAGCTCGGCGCATCGGGATCGCCGTTGAAGCCCCAGCAGGGGCCGGGCTGTCCCGGCTCGACCGTCAGCACATGCGCCATGTCGCAGCCGGGACACCAGTAGCTGACCTTGCCGCCTTCCAGCTTCCGGAGCTTGGTCCCAAAGGCGCTCATGGCACATCCGCCGCCCGCAGCGCCTCGATGGCCTCCAGGCCGCGCATGATCGACTTGCCGATCTGCGTGTCGGTCCGACCGCGAAACCTGGTATAGGCGTTCAGAAGCCGTCCGTGCAGGTTGGCATAAGCCCGGGGTTCCACCGGCTCTTCCCGCTGGAACTGCCGGATCAGCCGGGCAGTGTCACGACAGAGGCGCGCAAGATCGGCATCGCTCCTCGCGAAGTAGGACGCCTGCGCATCAAGGTCGTTTGCCACCTGGGCCGGGGTTGCCGTCATTGCCCGCCCTCCATGGCCTGGACCTTCTGGCCAAGGATCGCCGCGGCCGCCTTGGCGACGAGCGCCCAAGCCCCGGACTTGCGGCGGTGGCCGGTGATCACCGCCCGGCCCGCAGCCTTGCCGTCCAGGAGGAAATCGCCTCCGGCCTCCGACCACTCCAGCGAATAGTCGGAGATCTCCGACAGGTGCGTCCGGTTGACCAGCTTGGCATGGCCGACCAGCCGCCCGTTCACCTTGACCTCGATCGTCAGCATCAGGGCCTCCGGTAGGGATGGCTCCAGCCGTTGCAATGGGCCTGCCCGTGGCGGCGCAGCAGCTCGGCCGTCTCGGTGCCCTTGTAGCGCTCGCTGATGAAGACGAAGCAGTGCCGCTTCATCGTATTCTTCCAGATGCGGGCGACACCGCACTCGGCCGGTTCGCGGGGCAGCTGCCTCTGCGCGAGCTTGCTGCAGCGCGCCCGCATCTCCGACTGTGGGTAGTAGAACACCGAGGTGCCGCCCGGGTATGCGAAGTCGAACCGCGCCGGGGGCTCCAGGAACGCCTGCGCCGGGCCCACCGACAACAGGCTGACGGCAAGCGCCAGGATCAGGGCGAAGATGGGGGTCTCATGCTTCATGCGCGCCATCACTTGTCCCCTTGTGGCTGAAGGAAGGCGGGCAGGCCACTCTCGTCGTCCTCGGGCAGGCTCACCCGGCCCGGCTGAAACACCGATCGGTTCACGGCCATGAAGCCGAACTCGATCTGGGTTCGGCCTGCCTGCAGCCAGCGCTGGTCGATGTCCGGGCGCGCCTTCAGCTCGTCCAGGATGCGCAGGACGCGCTCCTCGATCTCCTTGTTGACGTTGACCAGGCTCACGGCCTCGTCGCTTTGCGGGCGGTATCCGCCGACGGGCAATCCGGTGTGCGACATCAGCTCATCCCCAGCGCTTGCTTGTACAGTTCCAGCACCGCCTCCTGCTCGGCGACCTGGTCGGGCTTCTTCTTCCGGAGCGCGATCACCTGGCGCATGACGGCGGTGTCGTAGCCCCGGCCCTTGGCTTCGGCCATCAGCTCTTTTTGC